CAAGCGGTCTGGTCAAAGATGCAGAAGCCGCGCGCAGAAAAGTAAAGAAATGGGGCCTTAAAAGTTGACGCGGCCGGTGGCACCATGGACCGCCACTCAATCTGCTTCAGCTTCCCGCCTTGGCTGACCAAATGGAACCGACATGAAGCAAGACACTCTGATCGCCGGCGACAACCTCAACTTCTCGACCGCCGTGGCCGACTACGCTGCCAGCGCTGGCTGGACGCTCAAATACCGCCTGGTCCCGCGTACTGGCACAAACCCTGCCATCACGTTCGATTCAACCGCCGAGGGCGACGACCACCGCGTGCAGATCGCCGCCACCACCACCGCTGGCTGGGCCGCTGACAGCTACACCTGGAACAGCTGGGTCGACAAGGCCGGCGAGGTCTACAGCGTCGACAACGGCCAGATCATCATCGCGCCTGATCCGCGCACCGTGGCTGCCGGGTATGACGGGCGCAGCCCAGCCCGCCAGGCGCTGGACGCGGCAGACGCTGCGCTGCGCACCTACGGCGCCAAAGCCTACTTGCAGAGCTACGACATCGCCGGGCGTGGCCAGCGGTTCCAGAACCCGGGCGACTTCATGGCCTGGCGCCAACGCCTGCAGCAAGAGGTTGCCGCCGAGCAGCGCGCCGCCAATATCGCCGCCGGTCAACCTGACCGCCGAAAAATCCTCGTGAGGGTACCCCGTGCCTAAGACATCCAACTCCACAACCCTGCGCCAGCGCATCGCCAATTGGTTCGGTGGCTCCGAGCAAAGCGCAGCGGCGCCCCGAGTCGCCAAGCGCGCGTACGCTGCCGCCCGCAACACCCGCACCACCGGCGGCTTTGGAAGCGCCGGCAACACCAGTGCCGACTCCGAGCTCTCCACCGCCCTGGCGCCGCTGCGCAACCGCAGCCGGCAGATGATCCGCGATAGCGGCTATGCCAAGCGCGCGCAGCTCATCGTGGTCAACAACATCATCGGCACCGGCGTCAACATGCAGGCCCAGGTCGGCACCACCCGCGGCGGCAATGCAGACCGAGTCAATGACGCCATCGAAAGCGCGTTCGGCCAGTGGTGCGCTGCAGACTCGTGCCACACCGGAGGCGCAATGCATTTTCACGACCTCGAGCGCATGGCGATGGGTCAGGTGTTCGAGGCCGGCGAGGTGTTCATCCGCAAGCACTACAGCCGGTTCGGTGACAGCGCCGTGCCGCTGGCCCTGGAGGTGATCGAGGCCGAGCGCCTGGCCACCGAGCTGGTCGACCCCAGCGTTGGCGTCACCGCCGGCAACGACTTTCGCATGGGCATCGAGACCGACCGCTTCGGCCGCGCCCTGTACTACTGGATCCGCACGCTGCACCCGGGCGACCTGCGCACTCGCGTGGCAGGCATGGACAAATACGAACGCGTGCCGGCCGCCGACATTTTTCACCTGCGCGTCATCACCCGCTGGCCCCAGACCCGCGGGGAGCCGTGGATGCACACGGCCGTGCGCAAGATCGATGACCTGAACGAATACAGCCAGCACGAGGTTTCCGCCGCTCGCGCCAGCGCAGCATATTTCGCCACCATCACCACGCCAGAAGACAACAACCCGCTGACTAGCGCGGAAGATGACGACGGCCACCAAATGATGGACATCGAGCCATTGACCATCCAGGAGCTCAAGCCCGGCGAGGAGCTAAATTTTCATACCCCGAATCGGCCCAACCCCGGGCTGGACCCGTTCATGCGCGCGATGCTGCGCGAAGTCGCTGCGGGCTGCGGACCTTCCTACGAGTCCATCAGCCGAGACTACAGCCAGAGCAACTATTCCTCCAGCCGCCTGGCGCTGCTGGACGACCGCGACCTGTACAAAACGCTGCAGCAGTGGTGGATCCGCGCGTTCCGCCGCCCGCTGCACCAGATCTGGCTGCAGCAAGCGGTGCTGGCCGGCGCTGTGCAGGGTCTCTCCCCTGGCCAATACGCCGCCAACCCCGAAAAATATGGCGCAGTGCATTTCAAGCCGCGCGGCTGGACCTGGGTCGACCCAACCAAGGAAGTTGCCGCATACAAGGAAGCCATCCTCGCCGGCTTCACGACCATCACCGACGTCATTGCAGCCACCGGTGGCGGCATGGACATCGAGGATGTCGTCAAAACCCGCCAGCGCGAACTGCAGATGCTCGATGACGCCGGCATAGAGGTCGACACCACCTACGTGGTGCCACAACAGGGACAGGCGAGCGCAGCGCCAGCTGCAGCGCCGGCGAGCGACGCACCAGATGATCCAACCAACCCGCAGGGCAACGATGGCGAGGCGCAACCCGCACCCGCCCGCGTCCTGCAAATGAAACGAGGCTGATATGACAACAACCGTCACCATGCTACAGACCCGACTGGGGGAAAGTGGCTCCCTCTGGACTGTCGGCAATTCCTACGCGGCCAGCGATGCATTCGCGGCGGTGTTGATAACGTCGAATCTTGCGACCGGAACGCTGCCCAAAAGCCGCAGCCTGGTCCCGCTGTGGGGTCAGACAGACAGCACTGGCGCAGTCGCATCAGTGGGGTCAGGGGATGGGTATTCCTATGGCGTAGAGCTTACCCCCGTCTTGCCGACAACCGAGGCAATCCGCGCTGTAGCGTACCGCGTGCAGGCCTTGGGCGGTGGACGCGTAATGCTGCCACCAGGGGATATTACTCTCACGGGGCCATTGCCTACGTTGTCAAGTGTCACCTATGTTGGGCGCGGTTATCGCCTAACAGCCGACAACAACTACTACCTGACCACAGGCGGCACTCGCCTGATCGGTGATGGGACATTCCCATGCTTTACGCAATTCTCTGGAACTACGCCGACTGGTGGCGGTATCGCGGGTGGATCAACTGATGTTGCCACGCTTGGTGATCTTGATGCGCCACCAGCGACAGTCGATCAGATGAATGTCGGCCGAACAAACAACGTAGGCATTGAAAATCTTGGGATTGACAATTTCAGCTTCGGCATCAAGATCGGCGCGAAGTTCAATTCCGGGATGATGAATTCTAAGATTCGCAACGTCTGGATTGGCAACTGCACTGAGTGGGCTGCTTGGTTTGAGAATTGTGGTAACGGATGCATATTCGACGAGCTGACTCCTGCGTTCAGCACCAATGGCGTGATGTGGGTTTCGTCTGGTGCGGCCTTGATGATCCATGGCGACTACCAAATCAACAATATCCGACCGTGGGCTAATCAAAAATACGGCTGTGTTATTGCCGCGCGCGGCGGGAGTTCGCTCAACAATGTGCATATGCAAGAGATTGGCGGGAATGGCACGCCTCACTCATACAGCACTGCCATATCTGGCATGTCCGCGAACTATGTGGGGACAGCCAACACCATCGCGGCGCAGACCGGCATGACCGGCTATATCGTGGGCACGTTGCTTACGATTACCAACGTCAACGGTGGTGCGGTTTATCCTGGCATGAACGTGACAGCGACGGCTGGCGGCACGGCTGTTACTGGCCTTTATATCGAATCACAGGTGTCGGGAACAACCGGGTCTACTGGAACTTACCGCGTGAATGCGCAGGGTGACTTGGGATCATCTGGAGCGCCTGCAACACTGACAATCGGAGGTCTGTTGACCGGGTCTGCGGCTCTGTTCACGCTGGATCAGCAATTGACTGGCACTGGCGTTTCCACAGCGCCGCCGGTCTATATCGTGGGCGGAGCTGGTTCTACTTGGTACGTCAATACCTATACCCCTACGGCATCGACCAACATCACCGGACGGTTTACTACGTTCACGGTCCCTGACCTGTCGAAGTTCGGCGTAGGAATGCCGATTTCGTTCGTTTCTGGCAACAACGGATTCACGACGAATCGAATTTACTTTGTGCGCTCGATGTCTGCGGCGACCGGCTCGGGCACGATGACGCTCGGCGAGACGGTTGGCGCGCTTGCTGGCATCGGGTTCACTGCTGCAAATGCTCTGACGATCTACACGGCTGGATTTCCTTATCTGTTCGTAGGAAACCTAGATCCAAAGTCGATTGTGCAAGGCGTTGACATTCGCGGAAATTGTGACTTTGAGCTTTCTGGCACATCTCGTGCGGTGTTCCAAGGAATTCGCTATTCTGGTCACTTTGACCTTGGGATGCTTTCAATTTCCCCATACAGCATTGCGAG